CTGTTTCCGCGATACCGCGAGGAAGCACATATATTAAGGTAATCAATGAAAATAATATCAGGTCTAAATGACTTCTTAAGTGCAAGTTCGTTAAGAAGTGACTTAAAGTGTCCACTATGTGCGCTCGCAGTAGGGTACTCCTTAATAATTAGTTGCCCCTGTGTCTTCTTAGAAAGTTTTGTTACCTTATCCTCAAACATCACCTTGGGAAGGTCAGTTATCTCCTGAATAGGGACATTGAGGAGATTAGCATCAATTCGCTCTGCAATTTTCTCTTCAGCCATTTCAAGCGTGATGTATAGTACGTTTTTCCCTCCCAAGAGTGCGGCAGCTGCAACATGGCACATAAACAAACTTTTGCCGACACCAGTGCCAGCGAGAGCAATGTTAAGCGTTTTATTCGGGAGACCACCCTTCGTGATCTTGTTGAAATACTCCAAGTCGAATTCGATTTTGTCTTCTTTCTTGTGGTAGCTTTCATATCTCGCCTCATAATCGAGTAAGTAATCGTGTCCGACGTGAGTGTCAAAGGAGACCGCCAGGGCGTCTGAAAGGATGCTTGGGATAGCATCACGGTCCTTCTTCTCATCTTTACCATCAGCAAGGGCGATGGACTCCATAAGTGCCAGATAGATGGCACGATCACGACACCACTTCTCTGTGGTATCACACAACCAATCATAATCGGTTGGAACATCTTCTAAGTAACTAATAAGTTTGGTTACTTCTCTAAAAGATGTGTCGTTAATATCAGAACGCTTTTCAGTCTCAATACATAGGACTTCCTTTGTTGCAGGTTCGTTGTACTCCTGAACAAAGTTTGAGACTTCTTCAAAGACAATTTTCTGATGAGGATCCTCAAAGTAGTCAGCCTTAATAAAGGGGACTACCTTACGGAGATATTCTTCGTTGTAGAGAAGATTGCGAAGAATAAGGATTTCAACTTTGTCCATGTGGAATGTCAAATACAAATGTGATGCGGGTCTCATCACCGATGTTCACGGTGCCATGAGGTAGTTTATTATTAAACCATAGAAGTGTTCCTGGTTCAACGATGACAGTTTCTTTGCCACAGAAATATTGATACCTACCAAGTATTGATAGGTGATACCTGTTTCTGCTCAGATAGTAAGTACCTTCGTCAATATGTGCTCCTACAATCTCATCCACAGGGAGCGAAAGAAAGCCGCATCGATGAATCTCTGCGTTCTTAAATTGCTTGCGTATGATCTTTCTGATCTCGCTGTGGTGAGCGTAGGCAGGGGTTTTGATGTTGATCTCAGAGTCTCCAACAAAGTCTTCTTTGCGTTTGACCCCACCTATTATAAGTTGAAGTGCGGAGACTGGCAAGTCTGCAAATCCCCTATCAACTAAGGATTGAGATCCTTCCAGAGTTTTCTGGTGATCCCAATCCTGTGGATATTTCTTCAGTTGTTGTACGACCTTATCAACGTTGATTCCAGTCTTGATGATCTTGATCATGAGCCATAACTAAACTCTTCACGGGCAACTTCATCTAACTTCTCCATCACCTCAGGGGTGAAGTAGACTTCTGGATCTTTAAGGATTGCTTTGGCATAGACTTTCTTAGTCTCACCATCAACAGTCATCTCATATCGACCAGCAACGTTCTTCCAAAGTCCGCCAATCTCACCGAGTTCAAGAAGACCATAATATCGATCAAGACCACGCTCATCGTAATACAGGCGCACCGTAACATCTTTGTTCTCCTTGCTCAGACGCGACTTAGCAGTCTTAGCCTTGATAAGATTTCCGACGATTGCCGTTCCATCCTTTTCTTTCTTTTTGCTGAGATAGATGATTGTAGAAGCAGCATACTTGAGTCCACTGCCTCCACCCATTTCTTTTGTAGGGACATAAGCGCCAATGACATCGTAGGTGTGGTTGGTAACGATCATGGGAATGTTTGCTTGTCCAAGTTTCAGGGTCAACATTCTGAATGCACCTTTGACCAGTTGAGATTTGGTCATGTCACGAACTTGTTTGTCGTTCAGTGCGTCAGTGATCTCCTTCTCTGTAGAAAGCATACCTAGAGAGTCTAACACAAACATACAGGGTCTGCGTTCATCTTCAGGTTTTTTTAAGTATATATCAACTGCCTTCAAGGCTTTTGATCTAAACTCTTCAATTGTTACAACATTGACAACAACCAGTCGTTCTAGGTCAATACCCCGACTTGCAATAAGAGACTTGTTAACAGCCGCTTCAGTATCAAAATATAAGCAATACCCGTCAGGATTAGCGTCAAGGAAATTTTTGACGACAGCGAGAGAGAAAAAAGTTTTTCCAGTGCTAGACTCCCCAGCAATGGCAGTAATCTTATTCCCAGATACACCACCAAATATAGACCCTGAAACAAGTCCGTTAAAAATGTACGAACCCGTGTCCACATATTTTTCACTATCGTCGATGTCTCTTGCGAGTTTTGTGTAGTCATCTCCGATCTCTTTTACAATTTCCTTCAAAAAATCCATAATTACAATACAAATCCAAACTGTTCGCGGGCAATCTTTTTATAAGCTCCGCCAGGATGTTCCTCGCGGATCTCTTTAATTGTATTCAGTTTTTGATAGAGTGCGGCATCACCACCAAGGCGGAGAGCACTTACAATTGTCTTTAGTTCTTTGTCGTTAATAGGTAGTTCCATTAATGCCAGCGTAGGGTTTTCAGGTGATCAAGGACGTTCTTCCTTACGTCCATCAGCTCGTGGTAGCACTTCTGATTATGAGCACATTGTCGAAGTGAAGGGTCTGGTTTAATTACAGACTCAATGAAGATGTCAAGTCCGCGATTCCATTTCTCTTGTTTGGATTCGCCATCGTCAATTGTGTATTGGTCTTTCATGCGAAGAATGACTCCAAGGTATTGGTTTTCTCAACATTCCACCCGATAGAATCTAGGATTGCTTTGAGTGGTTCAAGAAAGGCTTTCTCAAATTGTAAGTCATAGTCAACGTACCTGTCAAGATCAAGTTCCTTGGGGAATTCTTGAATGAAGGAGATAACGTTTTCGTGAATGATATTTGGTTTCTTTAAATAACAGAATTTGATTTTTTCGCCGTTCTGGATCAATGAATATTTGTGATCAAGTTTGCTCTCTTTAATGTAATGATTAAACAACAGAGCGCCCCGTATATGTATAGGAGTTCCCTTAACATAAATTCCAGAATGTGCTTTGTACTTCACAACGTCTGATGCAGACCTTGGGAAAGATACTTGTTCTGGCGGAAGTTTTTTAAAGTCTGAACGAGACTTTTCAATGTAATCAATTACATCGTCTTCAGTTCCAGTCATCAGAATATTGAATGCTTCTTTCAACATCTTCCTGCAAGGTGCAGGTGTAGATGATTTGACAGATTCAATACCCATCACTTTGAGTTTAGGCTCTGCGTAGGCAACACCTTCACTGTTCCATACGTTGAGAATGTATCGCTTCTTCGCAGTCCAGATACCACGGTCAGCAATATTCTCACGCTTCATTTGCATTTTTTGATCATACGCTGAGACATAGTTCGCCAAGTCCTGGTAACTCTTCTCAATGAATGGTTCCAACTTATCTTGACAGATCTTGTCCAGGATCGAAACAATCTTTGTCTTATCACTAGACTTGCCACCAAAAAATTTAGTAACAAGAGGTTCAAGATTAAGGTAGATTGAATCAGTGTCAGATGCGATGACATAATCTTCGCCTTCCGTTTGCAACAGATTATTTAGATATTGATTCATCTTACCTTCAATCCATCGGATACTTACCTGTCCCGACAGAGTGATTGCTTCGGCGTTTGCTAGTTTGTAATACCTGAAATATTGGTTACCAATAGCACCATAAGCAGAGTTAAGAGAAATCTTCTTCGCCATTTGAATGTTGTTACATCTGGCGATCTCTTTTTCAAGTGCCTTAGTAGGCGTCTTCTCATACTGCTGTTTGGCTTGAAGCATTCGCTTCTTGAAGATAACACGGTCTCCATACATCTTCTCCATCAATTCTGGCAAGAACCCACGGACATCCTTACGGTACATTGCGCCATTGGCACACACCGCATTGTCCTTATACATCTCAAAATTTATCTCCTCATTAAGGATTCGGTCAACCGTAGCCGTTGGGTGCCGTTCATCCAGTAGTGTCTCTGGCGAGATGTTGTACTGCATAATAAGATGAGGGTAGAGAGAGTTAAGGTCAAAACTAACAACCCAATCATACTTTCCTGGAATCGGTTCCTTGACATAAGCACCTGCGTACTTTTCGTTTTTGTCAGAACGAATCTTTGGGGGAATAACAATGTCACGTTTCTTCAGATAATTGTAAATAATGTTGTCCCACATCCTCACTTGGTAGAAGACATCATTATAGTTGACTTTAGCATCATACGCCATAGTAAGCGCAAGCTCAATCAACTTCATTTTATCTTCCAGTCGGTCAACAAGTTCTACGTCAACGATGTTGTACTCAATGAACTTTTGCCACCCGTGGGTATAGAAATCTTTAAAGGTATCAAATTCACTGTGGTCAAGTTTCTTCTGACCAAGTTCTACCTCAGCTATGTAGTCTAGGCGATATGATTCTTGTGCCTTATAGGTAAACTTTTTATACAGGTCTAGATAATCAAGTACTGAACATCCACCAACATCAAAGACGCTGTGCTCCCTGCCCTTGATAAACTTCTTTGATTCAGTCACAAGACCCCAAGGGGACATGCGCTTCATCAACTTCTCTCCAAGCACCCTGTTGAGGCGCTTACAGATGTATGGGATATCATACAGTTCACAGTTCCAACCTGTAATCACGTCAGGCACATCAACCATCCAATAGTTGATGAAGTGACTCAAGAGCTCCTGCTCTGTAGGGCAGTGATAGTAAGTCACATTCTTCTGGGTGTTGTGAAATGGTTTCACACCCCAGGTCTTGATTTCTTTAGTGTTGTAGTCCTGAATAGTAATCGCCAGGATCTCTTCCGATGCAGATTCTACATCTGGGAATCCTTGTTCAGATGATACCTCAATATCAATTGTAACAAGTTTGATTTGATTAATGTCGAACTTGACTTCTTCTTCAGGATGTTTTTCAGAAATATATTGGTAGATATATCGGTCATTCCCATAGATCGCAAATCCATCAACGTCCTCATATTTCTTGTAAAAGTCGCGACAATCACGAATGTTGCCTGGTTGAATAGGTTCTACTGATTCACCACTTAATGTCTTATACTTGGTTTCCCTTTTCGATTTCACATAAAGCGTGGGATAGAACTCATCCCTAAACTCATACCGCTTTCCATTCTCAACGCCACGAACAAGGAACTGGTTCCCAATCATTTGGACATTAGTGTAAAATTTCATCCGTCAGTTAAGTCCTCGTATTTTTCAAGCAGGGTGGGCGTGGGGTCCGTAAGAGTAAGTATCTTATCAGAACTCATCATGAAAGTATCTTCCCTTGTGACATTAAGTAACCAGGGTTCAAGCATTCCTTCTTTGGTGACGACGTATGGATCTACCAGTTTACAGTCAGGTTCTCCAATGTCAGCACCGACTTCTTCAATCTGACTGATCAGAATTTGATTCGTCGTCAGCACTAGGATCTTGATCAGTTTCGGTTCGTTGGCCATATTCTAGAATGTCCTCTACATAAAGTTTAGTAAGTTTGTCCATGGGTTCTACCATAGTCACGATCCAATCCATAGCAAGAGGGATCACAGGATCTTTTGCTAGGGGAACCCAAGGGTAGAATTTAATTTGATAAGCGTTCTTTTTCTTTTCTTCAGATGTTTCTTCATCTTCAACTGGTGTGTAGTTTGCCATCTTGACTACACAGGGTTTGGTGAGAAAGTATCCAACTACTTTATCTTCAACGACCATCTCCTGAACGTCAGCGACAAGATCTTCACCA